ATCATGTTTCTCCTCGGCTGGGTGAAACAACCTTCAAAGCCATAACCAGTACCCACCGAGGTTGGTCAGGTCTCAATGGGAGTGGAAACGTTAGCGCATGCCATACAGATTGTTCGTTCCTATTTAGGCTCCGGCTTACCAGCTTCACCCTCATCCCCTATGTCGCCAGCATATGGGTGGGGTCTAGAGCAATATCCATCTAGTAAATGACGATTCAACTTAGCTGATACCGTCATATCAGGCTCTTCGTTCTGTTCTGCATACATTGGGTTAGACCCAACGTATAAGCATCCCATCCTATAATCAATACATCTAAAGACGTTAACTATAAACGTGAACGCCTTAAAAGACTCTTCGTAATCTGGAACTGTAGAGAATCTACAAACACATTCCAGCACACCACCTTCATTAAGTAGAGATATTGTAAAAATGATTACGTCATCCCTAATAACAATAGAACGATTTGAAAACCCGATTGACAACTTCACAATACGCGCAGCAACAGCGCAAAGCATTGTAAAAATTGAGAAGGCTTCTTTCCTCTCCAATCTCCTCTCCTCGCTAATCCTAAGCGATTCAAAATACATTCTATCAAATAACAGAAAGCAACTATCAGTGCCATCTATTATCCTAATAATATTTACTAGCTCAATAGTTACATCTTTTTCATCAGCTACACTTAAAGAAGTAAGGTATGTAGCTAAGTAATCTGACTCAATTCCTGGTTGTTGAACGAGATTTCCTCGATCGTAGTATTTAAAGCTTCCAGATCTTCTTCCAATACCCTCACTGTTGCATGGAGAAGGCGTTGAGGTATTGCACTGGAGGTTCGAATTGACGCTCCTACTGCTTGTGGCAATATTCTGAGTTGAAGTTCTGACCTCTGAAGGTCGTCCTTCGGTATCTTTTTTATCGTTTTCAACAGACTGCAAAATATTCCCATCACTACAGGATAGGTTATTTTGTCTAAAACTAAAACTTCTTGGCTCAGTAGTTTCAGCTGTTATTCCACCAATTGAGGGACTAAAGCGCAACGACCCACTATCGTCCTCTTGATCTTGAATAAATATCCGCTCGTTTTTTTCGGAGGCTATTGTTACTTCTTGAATTGTTGTTTGAGGTTCAAACGCTCGAGCAATGGCACAACCTCTAAACATGGCTTTTCAAAAGGAGAAAAATACC